AAATACTTTGTTCTGTTGAGAATGGAACAGTAACAGTTCATGTTACACCTAACATTACAGACCTAATCCCTGTTCCCGAAGGTAAGAAGTTTAAAGACTACAGATATGCATTAAAAGCTTGTAGTATAGACGGTACTACAGAACATACATTACAAATAGGTAAGAATGATGTAGGTGTAGAAACTAAATTAAGAGTATTCAGAAAACAAAGTGAAGGTACATCATAATGGTTGATATAAATCCTATAAACCCTCAAAGTGTAGAAGTTAGTACACAATCTAATGGCTCACTTACAGTAAATAGTATAAGTGCAGGCAGTGTTAATTCCAGTACAAACGGTGATGCTCAACTAGCATACAGTTGGGCAGTAGGTGTTGGTTTAATACAAGGCATAGATTATTCTTCTAAGTATTATGCAGGACAGGCAAAAATATCAGAAGAGATTGCAAGTTCTGCTATTGCTGATATAGGTACAACAAAAGATGCAGCGATAACGCTTATAAATGAAGCTGCAGATGAAAGAATAAGCGATATAGAAGATACAGCAAGTGACTTTGAAACAGATTTAACAGCATTAACTACAAGAGCAGAAACAGCAGCAACTAACGCAGCTACAAGTGAAACTAATGCTAGTAATTCAGCAACAAGTGCAGAATCATATAAAGATACTACTAAGGATTATATGGATTTAGCAGAAGGATATAAAAATGATGCACTAAGTGCTAAAAGTTCTGCACAAACTGCACAATATAATGCTGAAACTGCAATGAATTATGCAGCTCAAAATGCTAGTGGAGCATTAAGTTATAAAAATGATGCAGAAACTGCTGCTACTAATGCAGCCACAAGCGAAACTAATGCAGGTAACTCTGCAACGGCTGCAGCTACATCAGAAAGTAATGCTGAAACATACGCAGGTCTTGCAAAAGATTGGGCTAATAAGACAAGTGGTACAGTTGACGGTAATGAATATTCTGCTAAGTATTATGCTCAACAAACATCACAGATGTTAGATACTAAACAAGATGTAATCTCAGACCTCTCAGACATCCGTAGCGGAGCTTTATTAGGTTCAACATCCATTCAGCCTAATGACAATATATCGTCTCTTACAAACGATTCTGGATACATTATAGGAATAAATTATTCCGATGTAATAACTGCTTTAGGTTATACTCCATACAATGCAACTAATCCGAATAGCTATATTACAAGTTCAGCATTAACTCCATACGCTTTAATTTCAAGTCTTGCAACTGTTGCAACAAGTGGTTCGTATTCTGACTTAACGGGTTTGCCGACAATACCTACAATGACAAGTCAGTTGACTAATAATAGTGGATTTATAACATCTGCGGATTTACCAACAAATCACGTTACTACAGATACAGCACAAGATATTTCAGGCAGAAAGACCTTTTTAGGTGAAAAGGCAATTTATTTCAAGCAAAGTGCCACAACAAACAAACTAGGCTTCACTTTGTATAATCCAAGCAGTACTGAATTAGGTGCTTTTGAATGGCGACCTAGTACGATAGGCAGCGGTGCATTATTGAACATCAATGTTCCGTATTCATCAAGTAATTATGTCGGATTTAGATATTGGGGAACAGCTGTAAATATTATTGCTCCGAAAGTTGCAACTGCAGGAAATTATTATATACCTACGCACATAACGAATGGAAGTACAACAGTAACAGCAAATAATGTAGGTACAGTAAATATATCTACATTATTACCTGATGTAAGTAACTTTGTAACAAGTTCAAGTTTAGCGACAACTTTGGCAAACTATACATTATCATCAAGTTTGGCAACAGTAGCAACAAGCGGAAGTTATAATGACCTGATAGATAAGCCATATATCCCTAGTGGTGTAGTTGTTGACCAAACATACGACAGTACATCAGCTAATGCACAATCAGGTGTAGCTATTGAGGGTGAATTAGCAAACTATGTAAAAGGTCAGAATGGCAATATAACAATTAGTAATACTGGTGCAGATGCCAATATTTTGTATATAGATGATGCAAGCAATCCGCAAGAGTTATACGGTGTTGATGTAGGGCAAACTACTGGTGGCAACGGTGTAGTTTTTGTAGCAGCCAATATGACAACACCTGCATATTATATGGCTATGCTTACACCAACAGGGTTTGGCATATTAGATATGTTAAACAATCAATCCGCTTTATTGACCGTATCAAACAACAACCTTGCAGTCAACGGCTCAGAAGTTGCGTTGCAATCGGATATACCTGATATTTCAACAAAACAAGACACTTTGGTATCAGGTACTAATATTAAGACTATCAATAACACAAGTATTTTAGGTAGCGGTGATATTGATACTAAAGAGATATTTGTTGCAACTTACGGAACGACAACTTATCAGGAAATATCTGATGCTATAACAGCAGGGAAAACAGTAATGTGTAAAAATTCTAATGGGAATATTTATACATTAACTTATTCTGGGAATAGCATAAATAAATATATATTTTCATATTCTGGTAGTAATGGTACAAATGGTTGGATATATTATTGTGAAGTTGATAATGCTAATACTTGGGTTGACGATTATAGTGTATTAGTGGATGCATCATTAAGTGGTTTATCCACGCAAGGACAAGCAAAATTTGATGCAAAAGCAGACACAGACCTAAACAACTTGTCAGCAACAGGCAAAGCGGTTATTGACGGGCAATGGGTAAGTATTGACCAACAAATAATATCAGCCGCAACATCACTTAACGGCTCAACCAACTTATCTTATAGAATAGACGTACCGGATGACGGACATAAATACGAGGTTATGATTAGGTGTAATGGCTATACTGGTAGCACATCAGGCAACGAAATTTATATTGCAGTAACAGGTAATGAAGATACAATGAGTAGATATGCATGCAGAGCAAGAAACGCTAACTCAGGCACGTATGCCGCATCGGGTACAGTTATCTGTACAATGAGCTATGTTGCAAGCTCTGGGAAAAATCTAACAGTATCAAGAAGTACGAATTGGAATGGTAGCTGTACAGAATTAAGAGCTATTGCATACCGCAGAATAGGGACAAACACATAGGGGGTATAATGACATATTACATACATATAGAAAATAATAATATTATAAGTTGCGGTAAAGTGCCTATGGGTGAGGGTTTTACAAGTATTGAAGTATCAGAAGAATTATACAATGCTTACAAGCAAGACCAAGACCGCTATGTATTTGATTATCAGTCATACTCAATCATCGAAAACCCAGATTATGAAGAAATAAAGCAACAGAAAGAAACCGCAAGGATAAACAATCTTACAATGACCGCTCTTGATTTTATCAACGTAGTCAAATCTTTAGGTTTAACAGATGAAGATATAGACGAATATTTACAAGCTAATATATCGTTAAAAAATCAGCTTACATATTGTCAGAATGTTTATTGCGGTGTAGTTAGAAGTCTTGTACCTTTAGAAGTTAAGGGTAAAACCATAACAGATGCAATGGTGGTAAATGCTTTTAAGGTTAAAAACGGCGAAACTCCCGATGTTGTAACATAATCTGTAATTTCTTAGTAGTCGGGAGGAGTAGTCGGAGCAAGAAATGATAGTTACAGGCACAACAGACACAGTTACATTTGGCGGTTATAACTTTAAACTAAAGAAGATGTACAGACAGGGCAAATTGCCTAAAGACTTAGTGGATATTGGCGGAAACCGTATAACACAAGAAAACTTATCAGGCGACCACGCAATACCGAAATCTAAAGGCGGTAAGACAACAGATGAAAATATGATGCTTGCGACTAAACAATTCAACAGTCTAAGAGGTAACAGACCATTAAGAGAGGTGACAAATATGGAGAATTTAATTAAGTGGGTTAATCAATATCTTAAGTTAGACAATATTGATGGTTTTGATTTCAAGAAATATGTGCAAAAGATATTGGAGATAATAAACAGACATGATGTTTAATGAAACAGAAATTGTATGGTATGACGGAGATGAATGTCAGATAAAGTTCAGTTGTATGCCTGCTACAACAGAGATGTTCCCTTGTCCTAACTTTCCAGAAGATTTGAATAAGAACATCGTTAAACAACCTTTTCTTAACCTTAAAAGACTTGATGTAACACTAATAGACTACAACAAATGCAAGACATATAAGTTCGTTATACCTAAGGATTATACTTGGGATGGGGCTTCTGTACCTATACTGTTTTGGAGAATAATAGGTTCTAAGACTGACCCCAGGTTTCAGATACCTTCACTAATACACGATGTATTATGTGAGAACCATAAATACGTAGATAACGACAGATATTTTGCAGACAGAGTGTTCGAAAGATTACTATATGTAGCAGGAGTACCTGCTTTCAAGAGATGGATGATGTTCCATTCTGTTGACAATTTCCAGAAGTTCTGCAAATGGGATTAAGAGAAGGAGATTTATGCCAAACTATACATTATTGCCTAAACAGATAGAGTTTATGCAGATACCACACGACAATGATTTAGACGTAGCAGTATATCAAGGTGGATTTGGTAGTGGTAAGACATTCTGCGGTAGTCTGTTAGGTTTGTTACTTGCAAGGAAATTCCCAGGATGTCATGGGCTTGTAGGTGCAAAAGAATATGAGTTAGTGAAGAACACTACAATGGATTCTTACTTTGAGCATTTAGATGCTATGGGATATGTAAGAGATGTAGATTACATCTATAACAAGAACGACAAGAAGATAACCTTATCTAATGGGAGTACAATCCTGTTCAAAGGTGTAGATGACCCTGAAAGGTTTAAGTCATTAAACTTACATTGGATAGAAGTAGAAGAGTGTTCCCAGATAAGTCATAACTCATTTAAAGCACTTCTAGGTCGTTTAAGAGGAAGTATAAAACCTGACTGGGAAGGATTCAGGTATAGACTGTTTGGTCATACTAACCCACAACCAAATAAAGGTTGGTTATGGAAAGTATTCATAGAGAATCCAAGAGATAACTACAGACTAATCATAGCTCCTACAAGTGAGAACAAGTATCTGCCAGAACACTTTGTACAATCACTTAAGGATGAGTATGACCCAGAGTATTACAGAATAAACGTATTAGGTGAATTTGGTAACTACTCTTCTGGATTAGTTGTCAAAGGATTTGATGATGATAACTTAGCTGAGCTGACATACAATGACGGATTAGATTTATATCTGACATGTGACTTCAACGTAGACCCAATGTGTTGGGAGATAGCTCATAAAGATGAGGATACAGTATACTTCTTTGATGAGATAGTTATAGAGAACACATCTACACAGGAATCTATAGATGAGTTCATAAGAAGATATCCTAACCATAAAGGTAAGATATACATATGTGGTGATGCTTCTGGTGACTTTAGAAGTGCACAGTCAGAGTTCACTAACTATATGATTATCATAAGGGCATTACAAGGTGCAGGGTATAACCCTATACTTAAGATAAGAAACTTTAACCCACCTGTCTTAAGAAGAATACAATCATTCAATGCAAGAGTACGTAATGCTAATAATGAAGTACATATTCTGATAGACAAGAACAGATGTAAGTGGTTATTACATAACATCTATAACTTATCATTTAAAGAAGGTACAAGTATTGTAGATGTTCCGACAGTAAAACAAATACAAAACGACAGAGAAGCTAAATTCTTAGAGCATCCATTCGATGCAGCTTCATATTTAGTAGAATATTTCTATCCGATTAAGTAAGGCATGCCAGAATCGATTTTAAGGCATGTTAAATATAAAAGACGATAGTTTATACCTAAAATATATTTACCCCATGTAAATGGACTTGCTAGACATGTTAGGGAGAATATTAAGATGATAGAGAAGTTATATTTCACAATATATGAATTATGTCATTCGGATATTGCAGATAAGAAAGGTATAAACAATAATCCTAGGACAATGGAACAGATACATAATTTATGGTGTTTACATCATTATGTATTACGACCTCTAAGATTAAAGTTAAATAAGGCAGTACATATTAACAGTTCATACAGGTGTCCTGAAGTTAATAAGTTAGTAGGTGGGGTAAGTAACTCACAACACTTAACAGGACAGGCAGCAGACATACATGTAAAAGGTGTAACTGCTAAGACATTATGGGAATATATTAAGAGTTCAGATATAGTATATGACCAACTTATACTAGAGAATGGTTGGGTACATGTATCATATAATCCTAAACATAATAGGATGCAGGCTTTTATGTCATAGTTTTTTCATTTTATTTTGACCCTTTCTTCGGATTAACACTCACTTATGTGGGTGTTTTTTTATGTCCATTCTGTGTCCACTTTTTGTCAGAAATGCATCAAAATAAAAAACAGAAATCAAGATATACTTGACTTCTGACATAACACCTATTGATTACGAATCAATTGCTCTACCACCTGAGCCATATCGGCTTATCCCTTATGTAGAGTACGATAGCACAAACAAAGATGTTTCTCAAGTTATGGTCGGGGGATAGTTATGTCCATTCTGTGTCCACTTTATGAAAACTTTTGATGGACATAACCCCACCTTGTACCCTAATAATTGTTTAGGACATTTATGGCAGACTTCTTTCTTTCGGGTACTGCGTGGGCATATCTCATAGTAGTAGAGATATCTGCATGACCTAGTATTTCTTTAACGACAACTAAGTCTATACCTTTCTCCACCATACGTGTAGCTACGGTATGTCTTAAGTCGTGGAATCTAAAGTTAGTAATACCTGCTCTTTTAACAGCAGAGTTCCAACACTTTTTAATGTCACCTATCTTTTCACCGTCTATTTGGAAGACGTAGTCACACACTTTAGGGAGTGACCGAAGTATTGACTCAAGTTTATCTGATATAGGAATCTTTCTTGATTTACCTGACTTAGATTGTAAGACTTCTATAAAGCCAAACTCAAAGTCTATATCTGTCCATTTAAGATTAAGTATTTCACTCTTTCTCATACCTGTCTGCAAAGCAGTAGTGACTATGTCACGAAGATATGGCGGACTATAAAAAAAGGAAGAGTATAATCTATCTTCTTCATCTTTAGTAAGAAACCTTATTTTAAAGTTCTCTTCTCTTAAAGACTTCATCTTTTTGACAGGGTTACTGTCAGTAAGGTTATTATCTATACCTAGATTGAACATCTTAGATAGTAATGCCTTATATCTGTTGACAGTGGAATGTTTAACTTTCCTGTCATTAAGAAGATAAGTTTTAAACTCTTCCAGTTTACATGGAGTAATATCACTAATATAGGGATTTTCAAAATAATCTTTTACTATATTCAACATTATTCTGTCAGACTTATAACTACGTTTGTTCTGGCATGAATATGTTTCATATAAAGTGTATAAAAGGCTCATTTTGGAGAGTTTTTTCTTTTTAGGTGTGTTTATACCTATCTCACTATAAACTCTCATTTTAAGGCTATTTTCAAATACTCTGGAAGCCTTTAATGAGTCACATCCTTTACATAAATAATTATGTCGTATTCCATCTATTTGGAAACGACAATAGTACTTTCCATTCTTACGATACACTGCCATGAAGTAACACTACATGAATATCATGACTGCTGTCAATATTTTCATGAAGTTTCATGAAGTATATCTACCAATAATTTTGAGTTGTAATAAAGTCTAATTCGTCTACTATTCTATGAATAGCGTTTTTGTTTATATCATTGCCTAATATATTTGCTATATCATAAAGCAAGCATATAAGTTTTCTGTAAGCATAATTGCCTGTTTTTGTCATATATTCAGGTAAATCATCTACAAATATTCTTTCTTTACGAAAGATTCTTCTTTTAGGTGGGGCAAACTTATATGTTCTCAATATATCTTCTAAAGTTTTACTCATTATAAACCTCTTTTATTACTCTGGTTTTTTAGATGTAAGGTGATAGCAGCCACATAATGGACAGAGATAGATATACTGTCCATACTTTTGTGCTGTATTATTAGCGTCATCCCAAGACTTGAATCTCTTTTTCTTGAAACAACCTTTATACATTGCTTTTGCTGTCCACTTCCACATCGTGTTCCACCTCTATACCTAATTCTTCAAGATATCTGACTGCATTAGATACATCTAATAAGTCATATTTAGGTATTCTGTTTAAGTCTAAAGCTTTAACTATTGCCAGATAAGGAAGACTTTCCTCTGGACAAGTATATTCTGTGTCTTTTATAGTTAGTTTATACATCTTCCACCTCTTTTACTTTTAAAAGCTTGATAATTCCATCAAGTGTGTCGTATCTCAATTCTTTATCTCCAAACTGTCTATAATCATCCTTACATAATTTGTAAATCTGCTTTAATATGCAGTCGGTACAGTCTTGGCAATATTGAGAATATTTTTTTCTGCAAGTTTCATTTGGGTTGAAATAATCATCATAACTTGGACAATTTTTTACTATGTATTTATCGCTCATTGGTTATCCTCACTTTCCAACCATTGTCTAATACCTTTATCACATCTGTCATAATCTCGGTTAAGAAATTCTCCATCGCATTCTTCGTCTTTACAATAAGAACAGACATATTCATCATTGGTAAGATTTCTAATAAAACATATCATACTGCCTATATCTAAACTTTTTATCTTTTCAAAATTGTTCATTTTTTTCTTAACCTCTTATTTCTGTTAATCTCTAATTTCTCTAATGTACTTGGAGATATATTTATTTTTATAGGATTTGTCAGACATGCATCATTATGTACAAACCCTGCCTTATTACTGTCGTTAATCTGTTGTACTCTCTTTTCATACCAGTCAAATATCTTTAAATCTTGAATATCCTTCATTATTTACCCCCTGCTAACCATTTACATAAAGACAGCCTGTCAGGTCTGTCTGCATCATCTCTAAACAGATACATAAGTGTATCTAATTTAGTTTTATACGTCTTTAACAGGCTCCTATTAGCCTGTCCGTACTCTTTTGTTTCCATTCTTTTTATTTGGTTTCTCAGATATGTTTTGTATTCTAATATCTCTTCTTCTGTTCTCATGTAATCTCCTTATCTTGTAAGAGTGGGGGAATCGAACACCCCCATAAAATGCTATAGGAATCATCCTAATCTATTCTCTTACCAAGATGAATGATAGTAATATTCTTCACCTTCTTTAACGTCTGACAGTACATCTACTGTGTGTTGTAAGTCATCAAAGTAGTCTTCTCCATATTCTGTATTACCAAAGAAGAAACCTTCTTGCGTAGGTAAGAGTTCTCCTGCCAGACTATGGTCTTCTAATACTTTCTTACAAGTGTCAACAAGGTCTAGTAGTTTATGGGCAGAAACATAATACATACCACAGTTGTCTATACCACCTTGAACACTATCTACAAACCACTTATGAATAGCATTAGCTTTTCTCCAGTATGCTTTGTCTTCTAAGATGTATTCTATATTCTTGATATCTATAGGTAATCGCTCATCATTCTTAAAAATATCAACGTTACCACTAACATTGTTAAAGTCATACTTACCACCTATATATGTTGCTTTGTACAAATACATGTCTAAACCCATTACTTAAGTCTCCTTGTCAATTCTTTAAGTATTTCATCCATATCATCTGCTGTCAGAGCATTTCTGCCTAATGGTTGTTCTATCTTCATAGTTACATCATTACCTATGGCAACAGCTTTTACTTTTCTTCCGTCATACATAAACTGTATGGCTTTACGTTTCTTCTTGAATATCTTCTTCATTAAATTCTTTAAAAACTTCCACATATCTCATTCCTTTCTGAAATTTACTCTTATTACTTTACCTGGGGCTTTATTCTCTATGATGCTCAATATATTTCTATAAGCTATCTCCATTCTCATAGGTTCCTTATAATAGAGAATGAACAATGGCTCTGTAAACTTGTTATTAAACAACAACACCTTATATGCGT